TTCGGGCGGTATTGGCAACGCACCGTTCTCCTGCAGGATCCGGAACGTGCGATCGATCAGCGGGTCCAACAACTCAGTGTGTAACCGCTCCAGCACTGGTCCCAGCATCAGCAGCTTCTCTTCGTGCTTCTCTGCAACTTCGCGGGCGGTGATCTGGCGCCGGTCAGTCTGAGCCAGCATCAAGAATAGATCCTCGTAAAATCCGCGGCGAACGCGCTCCTCAGCGTCATCGTTGACCAGCTTCAGTGCGGCGAGATCAGGCCGCCAGTTACCGTAGATACTTTCCAGCCCATGGGTGTTTTCATCTAACCATGTGATTTCGTTAGAGTTCAGCGCGTTAGCTTTCATCTTATTCTTGAGACTGGCCGGACCCTGCAGCGGTGGGTTCGCCACCTTATCAACGGCCTGGAACAATCGCTTCTCGCCCAACTGCAGCGCCTTCGTGTCACCAAGCGCAGTGATGCCCGGGCAGTCTGTCGCATAGACATCCTCGCCAGTGACGTCCCACCGGGGGGCGAGAATCGCGAAATCGTCAAAGCCGGACTGACGTAAGAACTTGTCTTCTCCGGACCCCTTGCCCACAGGGTTACTTGTCTCGTAATAGACAGACCTCCACGCTTTATCACGCGCCAGGGGGCTGGCACCGTCGCGGTCGTCGTTAGGTTCGATCAGGTGAGCAAGCTGAATCCACGCCTCACTGTTGCCAGTCCCCCACATCTGCTTAGCCTGATGACTGACGTTCTCTTCGCCGAACTGTTTGATCAACTGGCTCACCGTCAGCTCATACTCACGGTACATCGTGTCAACTTCGTTCTTACCATTCATGCCGAGCATGTAACTGCCAACAGTGTACGGCCGGCACCAGATGACGTTTTCGAAATCTTTGAACACACCCATCGCACCAGTACCGAACACACCCAACTCTGAATACAGTGTGTGTAGCGAGTTGTAGGTGTTGGATGATGCAAACACTTTGTACATGATGGTCTGCACTTCATGCAGCCACGCCTTCACCGATGCACTGTCATCGAGCGCCGTGTCACCGCTTGAGAGCCTGAACCATGGACGAGCGGGCGATGTGATACCCGACATCATGCCGGCGGCCAGGGTGCGGGCTGCCAACCTCGATGTGTTGTTGATCTGTTTCGTGTTGCGCTTGTGACCTTTGTTGCGGTCGCTGGTCAGGAACCGGCCACGATGCGCCAGGTGATAGTCGGACAATTCCCGATACAACGGCAGGAACGTCGCCCGCTCCGACTTCAACGCCTCAAGTCGTTTGTTATAACTTCTGATTGTAGGCATCAGGTCACCACCTCAACAGGTACACGGTAATACATGATTGTCAAAAGAATGATGTCATCATCGGTGAACGCATTGACCCACTTCCCTCCAGGAATAAGCATGTTCAGCCCGGTCAACACCACATTTCCGCCGCGCAACAATTGAGGGCTATAAATCAACTCATCCACCACTGCTGTATCAGGAGCACTGGCTTGATAGATTGTTGTACTGGCGGGGGTGTTAACACTCACACCGAAATTTGCACTAGCAGTGATGTCAGTGATCACAATGTTTTGATCCTGCGCCGGTTCGATGAAATTGAACACCGTAGATGCGGGAGTGAGTGATTTAGCAATCGGCGTACTGTAAGCCAGCGGTGCGACTACCAACTGCCCGAACTCAGTCACCCGGGCAGCGTTGCCGGTTGCATGATCCTTGATGACTGCAGGGGTGGCCATTATTCAGCCTCAGTCACCGAGACAACTGCTTCAACGGCGGCAGCCAGTGCAGACCTGAACGCGATCGCCTTACCTTGAGGAATGATGATATTGCTAGTGGTCTTCAGCGAATACATTTGATCTGCGACCGTAGTTTTCTCGAAAAATATCTCACCGACTTTGGTCAGCCCGGTGAAATCCGGATCACCTTGTACGATGCCTGTGATCTCACGCGGTGAACCCAGGTTGCGGCTGGTGACTGTGGCATCAGTGCCAGTGGATGCGGTACCCGTGACATACTCGTAATACAACGTGTTAAGCGCGACACTTGAACTGATGCGAACGTCAGTGATGGTCAGACCCTTCAAGCCTTCGTTCTTCAGATAAAAGAAATAATCATCAACCGCAGCAGTGGTTGCCAGCGAGTACACCGACCAATACCGTTCTCCATCGTTCAAGTGTCGGTCATTGTGTATCGTTAGAGCCTTTACCTGTAGGCGGTTCTCCTCGGTGACCTCTACAACTGTTCCATTTGGTCCGGTGATTTTCATGATTCAGCCCTATGAAGATGTGTCGCGGTAAAGCGTGACATTGAACACGACCTTGACCGATGTGTTCCCGGTTCCGGGAGTCAACGAGAATGAAAATGAAGTACCCGGTGCGATGATGATCGGGTTAGCAGATACCGCCAGGTTATTGCGGTCAGGCAGGTACATGTTCTGCGGCACCTGCACGCCACCGGTGACGGTGAACCCCTCCCCACCTTTCGCAAACGTGCCCGCCAGCGATTTGGAACTGCCGAGGTTCAAGTTAGCGGGAATGATCGCTGTGCCTGATAATAGCGTCCCGCCGGTGGGGCCAATCGTGAATCGAGTCAGCAGCGGCAGGTCTGCGGCCCCTGTTGACTGAGTAATCACCGCGTTGAAGTCACGCAGCACCCAGTCAATCGAGTCGGTGTTCTTCATATAGAAGAGGCCAGACTCGCTAGCCGATGTAAGCTCCAGCACGCTGGTGGTCAAGAAGAAAGCCTCACCCTGTTGGGCCGCGTCAACACTGATGTCTGACGAGGTTGCCAGCGTCCCCAACCGGTTGCGGGAGTCAACGTTGGCCGTGTTGCCAGTGTCCCCCGACTTAATTACTGTGCTCATTCGTATAGTCCTCGTCTAAATCAGTCTCAAAAGCCTCTTCAATGCGCAAGTTCAACATTGTCAACTCGTGCAGGTGTGCGTCCTGGTTCGACGCAATAATCGACAACTGATTCTGCAGCATCATCGCCAACTCATAGATCGTGTCAATTGGGTTGTCGCCAGCTTCCGTCCCAGTCATCTCCGTCACAGTGAGTGACGCTGTACCGGTCACTGCCAACGCCCACACGTTCGTGTCGATCGATCGCAAGGAATACGGTGGGTCTCCGCCGTTAAGCTGATGGAATGCACTGTTGTCCGGCGCGGGTCGTGAATCATTCATGATGATCCGCACCTGGTCCCGATGCGACTGCAGGATCAACGGGTTCAACCCCTCATTGATCCTGATGTACCGATCAGTGCTCAGATTGGCGTTAGCAGTTGCCACTTACTGCCCCAACAGAGTCTTCTGAGCAGTGGCGCCGGAGTCCGTCACACCGCGGGGACTGGTCAGGATCGTGCCGCCGCGACTGGCACTGGCACGCCTGCGCCTACGTTCCTGATCCTCTCCCGTGCCTGTATCAGACGCGCCGGGGGTGCGCGGTGCCTCGGGCAGCCTTGCTGGAGGTGGCGGTGCTGATGGTGCTGAGCCGGTACACATTTGATCGATCTCCCATTACATTACGTTATATTATCACATTACATGTAATCATCTGAATCAAGCTGCGACAGGGGGTCATAGTCACCCATGCTCTTGTTCCTGTGCGGCGGTGCAGAGTCGAGATGACCACGGGGAACACTGAGCGCCGGTACATGGTGGCCGAACGTCAGATACAGCGCGTCAGCCCAATCGGGCGAACTGTTGGGTCCGAGTCGCTTCTTCACTTCATCTTTGGGTTCAAGTACAAGCTGGTCTCGCCTGTTATGCCAGAAGTCGCGAGCCGTCAATTCCTTCTCGAGCTGTGCGTCATCAGGTAGCGCGCCACCACTCATCAACCACTCTTTGCAACGCACCCCCATCTCAGCAGTGCGGTTGGAGTAATGCTTCTCGTCATCAGCCTTCTCACCGAAACCGATGTCAATGACGTGGTAACCGAGCTGCCGCATGCGATCACCGATCGGCCCACCCATCGAACCCACATCCATAAATATGACGTCGGGTTTGTGTCGATCGAAAACCTGAGTTAGCAGAGACACAACCCGCATACTGTCACGTGATTTCTCAGCCGTGATCCTGTAGGTCTTCTCAGACTTGGCATCCTTACCGCGGCGGAACTGGATCATGCAGTCATCGCCACCGCCGCGTGCCAGGTCAACACCGCAGATCAACGGGTCGTCACCGAGATACTGGCCAGACCCACGCTTCATGGCATCGAATACGATGTCAGACGGCATAAACTGCATGTCGCCGCCTTTGGGGAACCGACCTAATACGCGGATCCTGGCGCGGTCACTGTCCTCACCATAGACATCGATGATCTCTTTCAGGTATGTCTTGTTCGACATTTTAGCGGTGCGGCTGTCGATGTTGCGCGTGATCCACCGGGCAGCGTTGCGCTTGAAACACTCAGCGAATTCAGTGTCGTTTCTGGTAGGGTTACCAAATGCGAAGTGCATCGGCTCACCATCTGTCAGCCCACCCTGCGACACCTCCCATATCTTGCTACACAGGCCGCCGGCCTCGTCAAACAGATACCACGGTGTAGAGTCAGCAGCATGCAGGCCCGCAAAAGCCTCACTGTTCTCTTCACGCGACGTCAGAGCATCAACCCGCCACGTATCAGGGTATGCTTTGTGAGCGATCGACATGGATGTCATCTCGAACCAATCGACGGTGATACAGCGTAGGCGCCACTTGGCCAGCTCTGCCATGGTGATGGTTCGAAGCTGGTCAGAAGTGTTTGCAGTGATGCGCCCGCGACTGTTCGGCCTGGTTGACATCACCCACAGGATCAACCACGCAGAAAGAGCAGATTTGCCGATACCGTGACCTGACGCCACCGCCACACGAATGGGGTTTACGGGGTTAACACCGTCGAATTTCCTGGCTCTGACTTCATCACCGATCATGGTCAGAATGTCGGTCTGCCACACGTCAGGACCATCGAAGCCCTTCAGATCACCATGACCCCAGTCAAACGCGAACTTGACGAACCCCAGGGGGTCAGCATAGAAGCGCGATATCTCGCCGGCCAGGTGAAGATCGATGTTGTCAGACTCGTAGAACTCATTGTCTACGACCATTGCTGACTGGAGCGATGTCACACTGTCACCGGTACCGTGCCGCGAATTGCGAACTGCGGTAACTGAAAGTTTGCGGGGAGAGGTTGTTCAACCCCCTTCTCATCAACCGGGCGATTGAGATACTTACGCAGTACAGTCTTGCGCAGTATGTGGTTCTTCTGGCTGCGCTTGCGACGCCTGACGGTACCTCCCTGACCATCATCAACGTTTTCGTATGTGGGCTTACCGTCACCGTCAAGATCATCGGTGGGACTGCGATCCCTGAGACCGACCAGCGCCCACTGTGTGTACTTGGCAGCCTCGACCTCAACCTGGTCACGTGAATCAACCAGCAACATGATCAGCTTTTTACCATCCACAGGGTGTGACATCGGCATCGTGTCATCCACTATCCTGGCACCCATCCTGCGCATGCGACGCTTCAACGTGCGCAGTGACGCTTTGTCAGTGCTGTCATCACCGAACTGTTTCGCGAACTTCGGCAGTGTGTCGGGTACTAGGATAATGGCGATCATGGATAGAGTTGCTCCACTTTATCAGTACCAATGTCAGTGTGAAAATATTCAATGTTTTCATAGGTGAACGGGAATGCGTTGGCGTATCCAATCACCCAGTCGTTGACCGGAAATGCACCGTCGTAGCCCTTCACTGTACCCCATACCCAGTTGCCCCCACCGGTTACGTCACGGTAGCCAACCTGAAACCCCGCCTGACCATAATGAGACGCAAGTTGGTATTCGTTACCCGCTACAAAATTAAATGCTACAACAGGAACGTTTGTCCCCTCAAAACCGATCACTCTACCGCCGCCCGAACTGTCCTCTTGTAGATACAACAAGCCGAACACCGCATCATCAACATTCGTTACACCGTGACTAGTGCCGGACGCCATATCAGAAAAACTAAACCCCGGCACCCATCCGTCAATGATCAGTGTGCCTTCACGCTGATTAAAGTTGGTCCCGACCGTGAGAGTCTTGCGCGGCTCTTCGATATCTCGGGATGCAGATGAGCCCGTGGTTACAATCGGTGGGGTGCTAAACGCAGTGTTTTCAACCTGCACATAATCGGGCGTCGCCACGGTCTCAGTGAAAATAACCGTACCCGCGCC